GTTTCGATCGTGATCGGTGTGGGACCGAATATTCTAGACCTCGGGTCGAAGGCTCGGAAGCATCAAGATGATGCAACCGAACTAACGAATCTTGGAGATGCCACCAGGCATCATTAGAGGGACGATAATTCGTACCACCAACCAACCTAACACTCGTCTGCCAGACGTGTCGCTCCCGGTTAAACCGGAGAGACGGTTCATATCTAAGCAGTTTATCGAATGTTATGGCCTCATACCGGAATATCCCTTGAGTATCAGGATTGTTACTTAAAGGTAACAGACCATGATAACGAGAGACATAACGGTATAAGGAATCCGCGGTCAGGCGAAAGCCATCTTGCACCAAAGCTTTTGCTAAGGTGCAAGCTGACATAGCCCCAGAAACAGTGACGAAGTCAAGTTTCCGCAATCTATGAGGTGTAACATCAACGCCGTTGAAGGCGTCAACACCACAGGATTCTCGAAAGAATCCATGCCGGAATGTCTTTTGGATGTTGGGCACTAAGCCACAACAAACCAAAGCACTCACGGCACCATCATAGAACTTAGACGGAAACAATATGTCATCACCGAAGACATAGACATCACTACAGTTAATACCATAGCGAGATCTAATGCCAGCTCGAACCAACGCGTAGAATATAAGACTCTGTACGGGAAAGCATAAAGCATTTCCCATAGGAGCCCATTTCCTAAGCGTTATGACGCGGTCATCTAGTAATCGTACCTTATTAGCACGCGCACAAGACATCCATTCATAGGCGTAATCCCCGAAAAGGGATTTCACAAGTGAACAGGTAATCCTGTCGCTAGCCTCCTTCAAATCAAGGGTAACAAACTCCCGAGTTTTGGAGGAAAGAAGAGCTAACTTGCCATTGGTAGTTTGGTCATCGAAGGTTATCCTTCCATGACATGGACTTCCTTTAGCAGTAATAGCTCGTTCTAATAAGCGCCGTTGACCTTGTTGAATCCAAATAGATTCTTTAGGATGCACGCAGATTAAGCGTGGACCCCTGGAGTCTTTAGGGACAGCAACAAGTCTGGAGACAATGTCTTCAGATATGGTTAAATCACCATTGTGGACCCAAATGTACCTATCCCAGAAACTGGGAATGGCACAAAAGAAGTCCGCGAAGGGATATTTAACTTCAATCGACGGGTAGATGGTAGTAAACTTAGACTTTTCATGTGTTTTGCACGAGGGATAAACAGCCCCCGGGCCATGAGAAGGAAGGATACTACTCCAGTTGATACGGTATATAACCTTACCAACTATTTGCCGTGCGGATGCAAGTAACGGTTCAGAAGGACCTTGCCCACTTTTATGAGCAAGATCCCAAATATCGTTAGAAGCTTCCGTTTCTTCAAAGGCGGCTTGCGCCGCAATGAGTTGTTCATTTTGTGGTTCGAACTCGATCTTATAGCAGAACAAGAGGAGCTGCCTCAAGTACTTGAGATACTTTGGATCCATTGAGGAAACAAAGAGATCCACGAGTGGTTTAACCCACTCGGGGAACTCGGGCAGACCGCCCGACCCTTCAAGGAAGAGAAGCA